GAAGAGCTCAATCATCCTCAGAACTTCTTCAAAGACTCGTACTTGACTCCTTGATTATGGACGAATTTACCTCCAAGCTAGAGAAGATCAAGAAACGCAAACTCCGAAAGGGTGCTCCTCGAGGTCGTCCCCCAGGTGCAAAGAGCAAGACGACTCTCAAGCAGGAAGAGATCCACGAACTCTTTGTTCAGAAGATGATGCCGTACTTCGATGAGCTTGTCGAAGCTGGCAGGAAACATGCCCTCTCTGACCCTAAGGGTTGGAAAGCTGTCATGGATCACCAGAAGGGATCTCCTGCCTCCTCTGTGAAAGCTGACGTCGTCGGTGACATCACCGTCAAGATCATCAACTATGCCGACGGAGATACTACTCCCACATCACTTTGATGCTCGGCCGTACCAGCGACCGATCTTAGCAGCAAGGGATCGAGGGGTCAAGAGATTCGCACAGGTCTGGCATCGTCGCTCTGGCAAAGAGAAGACTGATGTCAACATGATGGCGAAGGAGATGATCAAGCGGAAGGGGACGTACTACTACATCTTCCCGACGTACAATCAGGGCAAGAAGATCTTGTGGGACGGTATGGACAGGGACGGTTTCAAGTTCACTGACCACATTCCGAAGGAGCTCATCGTCAACAAGAATGACTCGGAGATGAAGATCAAGACGAAGAACGGGTCGATCATGCAGATCGTGGGCTCAGACAACATTGACAGCGTCGTCGGAACGAACCCGTTCGGTTGCATCTTCAGTGAGTACTCTCTTCAGGATCCGAGAGCCTGGGACTATATGAGGCCGATCCTTGCTGAGAACGGTGGCTGGGCAGTCTTCAACTTCACTCCCCGTGGTAAGAATCATGCACACCAGCTTTATGAAGCAGCTCTCCACGATCCTGACTGGTTCTGTGAGAAGCTCACGGTCGAGGACACGAAGGCCATTGCTCCTGAAGTACTCTCTAAGGAACGGGCGGAGATCATTGCGAAGAACGGTGATGATGCTCTCTACTGGCAGGAGTACTTCTGTTCCTTTGATGTACCAGTACAGGGAGCGTACTTCGCCAAGCAGATCGACGAAGCGGAGAAGAACGGCAGGATCTTAGATCTCCAGCACGAGCCCGTTCTCCCTGTCAGTACGTTCTGGGACCTGGGCATCGGAGACTCTATGGCCATCTGGTTCGTGCAGTCGATCTACAATGAGGTCAGAGTCATCGACTACCTCGAAGCTCATGGAGAAGGCATGGCGTACTATGCTCAGGAGCTGCAGAAGAAGGGCTACACGTACAGCGGACACTACATGCCTCATGATGCAGAGGTCAGAGAGATCGGCACAGGCAAGAGCAGGAAAGAAGTAGCAGAGGCCTTGGGTCTTCGTCCGATCACAGTTCTTCCAGCGCTCCCGGTCGATGATGGCATTCAAGCCGCTCGGCTCTTGTTCCCGAAGTGTATCTTCGACAAGACCAAGTGCAAGCGGGGACTTGAAGCTCTCAGGGAGTACCACAAAGAATGGGACGACATCAACAAGGTGTTCAAGAACAGGCCCCATCACAACTGGGCATCACATGGAGCTGATGCATTCAGGTACCTTGCTATGGGGTTCAAGAGCAATGCAGAGCTCCGTGGAACGACAGAGAGGGATGCTCAGCAGGTTGGCAGGGCGAGGCAGGAGAGACAGTACCGTGAGTAGTTGTAAACAGAATATAATAGACTCATATGGCACGCAACAAACATAACTCAGAAGCAGAGTCAGAGGCAATCAAGCCGTTGGGTGAGGTTGGTGCTCCGCCCAGTGAAGTGGCTCCTGCAGTCGAGCCCTCAGTCGCAGCGGATCGGAAGGAAGAGGACTATCACCGTCAGCTCCGTGCAGCGCAGGGTTCTGGCTACATCAAGTGTGCACGATGTGGTAAAGAGCTCTTCGGCATGGAAGTCTAACTCATCCCATGTTTCAGTACCCAGCTAACATCTTCGAAGCGGTCAGGAAGGAACGTGACGACTTCTTGAACAACTCTATTGAGATCGTTCCTGGGTACATGTTCAATCAGTACGAGACGATCAAGAAGATCCACCTGTACTACAACTCTCAGTATGTTGATGGAGCATACGAAGAGGTGAACGGGGTCAGGCGGAAGAAGATCTTCGCTAACATCACGAAGTGGCGTGCTGAGGTCTGGACCAAGCAGCTCGACTTTGATGTCAAGGACTTCGTTCTCATTTCTAATAACCCAGACACAGAGGTGAATGTCATGACTCTTGAGAAGGAGCTCAAGGCATGGCTCAAGCGGAACAAGATGGGTCAGCTGCTCAACGAGATCACTCGTCGCCTTCCGATCTATGGTTCAGTTGTCCTCGAGAAGGTCAAGGGAGGTGCTGAGCTTGTTGACTTGAGGTACCTCATGACAGATCAGTCTGTTGAGTGCCTTGATGATTCTCCGTACGTGATCAAGAAGATGCTGATGCTTCCCAAGGAGCTCAGGAAGATGAAGGGAGCTTGGGACTCTGCTGCATGTGATGAAGCCATTGAGAAGTACTGCTCGTACACATCGACCTCGTACCTCAACGGCCCTGAGGTCCTCCAGCAGTCTGGATCTACATATGCCCCTGTCTATGTTCGCTATGGAGAGGTACCGAGTGAATGGCTTGAGGATGACACGACAGGATTCAATCCTTCAGACTACGATGGTGATGACCTCGTCATGGCCAAGTTCGTTGTCTGCGGTATCGACAACCTGAAGGAGGGAGACAACGGCACACTCTTCTACGAACCTGGCCTCGTCCTCTACAAGGAGAAGATCAAAGAGCTCCCGTTCAAAGAGGTGCATGCATCGAAGACCGAGGGACGCTGGCTCGGTATCGGAGTTGTTGAAGAACTCTTCGAGCCCCAGCGAGTCTACAACCGAGTCAAGAACCTCGAGGATCGAGCACTCGAGCTGGCATCTACCGTCGTCTTCCAAGCCACAGAAGCTACTGCAGTCCAGAACATCACGACCGATGCACAGAACGGTGACATCTTCATTAGTAAGGGGGCAATCAATCGACTGGACACGACTCAACACTCTGTCGGTGAGCTCTCTAAGGTTGCTGAAGACTACGAGAACCTTGCGAACAGGCAGACCTTCAGCTCTGACTATTTGAGCGGTGAGACTCCTCCTGCATCAGCGACGGCTACTGCTGTCATGAATCAAGTGCAGCAAGCAGGGTCTGTCTTCGACTATAAGAGAGAGAACATCGGTCTGTTCCTCGAGGACTTCATCAAGACTCTCGTGTTCCCTGAGATCAAGAAGGAGATCAATGCTGCTCACAAGTTCCGCTTTGTCGGATCTGCTGATGACATGAGTAAGATCCGCAAGAAGCTGGCGATGTCTTCGTACTACAATGCAGTCAGCAAGCTCCCTCCAGAGACAGTGACCGAGATCACCCCTGAGATCAAGCAGATGATGCTCGCTGCATACGAACAGGAGTTCGCCAAGGTGGGCAACAAGCTCTGGCTCGATGTTGAAGAGAACTTCTACGACAACCTTGATTACGAGATGGATCTGGCCCTGACGAACGAGAGCCGCAACATCCAGACCCAGCTTCAGAACACCCAGGTCGTCCTCGGTATGGTCAGTCAGAATCCTGCCATCCTTCAGAACCCCGTCCTGAAGAGGTTGTTCTTCAAGATGCTCTCACTCATCGGCATGAGTATCTCAGAGCTTGACATCCTCGAAGATGAACAGATGGACCAGCAAGCTCAGATGGCTGCAAGCCCATCGGCCCAGTTCCCTCAACAGACCCCTCCCCAGGGTATTGACCAGCAGCAAGCTCCAGCACAGGTATGAGGCAGATCACTCCTGATGAGAAGAAAGCAATAGAGAATCTGACGAAGATGCCAGAGTGGTACGTCTTCGAATCGTTGATCAAAGATAAGATCAAGGAGTACGACTCGATCTCTGCCTCTCCCACGAAAGACGTTGCTGTTCTATTGGCTCGGGTGAAGGCAGTTGACTTGTTTACAACGTTCCTGCAGGATATTGGTATAATGTCCAAGCAGGTTAGTCCCAGATCTGACACGTTTGAGTAGTCGTCAGAGCTTGGCCCGTTCTGGTGAGATGGGTCAGGCCC